ATGGTGACATTAATGGCGTTACCGCTGGCACAGGCCTAACAGGTGGCGGTACAGCAGGAACAATCACTCTTTCTGTAGATACAACAGTAGTAGCAACTACAAATAATACTTTAACAATGAGTGGTAAAACACTTGCAAGTCCTACTGTAACAACAGCATTAACTTTAAATGCAACTGGAGAACTAAGACTTGCAGATACTGACTCAAGTAATTATGTTGGATTTAAATCCCCTGGAACAGTTGGAACAAACCTTATTTGGACATTGCCATCAACAGATGGAACAAATGGTCAGGTATTACAAACAAACGGTACAGGAACACTTTCCTTTACAACAATCACAGGATATTCTGCTCCTACACTAGGATCAACAACAGTTACATCTGGTGCAACTATTACTACTATTTCAGGATTAACAGATATTGTCCTAAATGGAGCGGGTAGTGTACAAGATGAATTAACATTGATTTTGATGGGGGCATTGTAAAAATGCTATATAATAACACTATCGGAGGTAGTAACTAATGGCTACAACAACAAAAGCACTTTTTAGAGGCTCTGCAACAACAAACACAGCAACTGTTTTATATACTGTTCCTTCTGCTACGACAACAGTTGTTTCAAATATAGCAATTAATAATACAGCATCTGCAGCACGTACATTTACACTTGGATTGGGTGGAGTTAATCTACATAATACAACAGCAATTGCTGCAAATACAACTATTTATATTGATTGCAAACAAGTTATGGTTGCAACAAATACAATTACTGGTGGGGCATCTGCTACAGATGTAGCATTCCACATTTCTGGTGTGGAGGTATCTTAATATGGGTATTGCAGTAATTCCCGCCGCTGGCGGTGGGGTAACTCAAAAAACGCAAGAATTTACAAGTACGGGAACTTTTGTTACGCCTTCTAATTGTAGTGCTGTCGAAGTTTTGCTTGTTGGCGGCGGTGGCGGTGGCGGTGCAACTAGCACGGGTGGAGGTACAAACGCTGGCGGTGGTGGTGGTGGGCAGGTAGTAAAAACAATGCTGACTGTTACACCTGGTTCATCTTATACAGTTACTATCGGCGCTGGAGGCGCTGGTGGCGCTACTAGCAATGCGACTGGTTCAAATGGAGGCAATTCATCTTTTGGTTCTCTAATAACTTGCGGCGGTGGCGGTGGCGGTGGCGCAAGAAACACTAACGGCACTAATGGCAATGCTGGTACAAACGCTCGCGGCGGCGGACAACCAGGTGGGACGAATGGATCTTTCAGTTCAACTCAAACGACAGGAACAGGCGGTTCAGGCGGCGGAGCAGGTTCAGATACTTTAGCCGTTCCTGGTGCTACTGGTGGCGGAGCCTCAATGGCAGGTTTGTCAATAAGATCATGGAGCAATGCTGGTTACAATATATACTCAAACCCAACAGGCTTATACGGTTTTGGCGCTGGCGGCGGTACTGTACCTGGCGAAAACTACGCGGGTCTAAACGCTAACGCAAATACGGGTGATGGCGGTTGGGGCGCTAGAGATGGCGGTACAACTTTGAGAAGTGGCGGTAATGGCGGCTCAGGTTATTGTTTAGTAACTTATTGGTCATAAGGAGATAAAAATGGCAGAAGAACATTATGTATTTGTAAAAAACAATGTGGTTGAACAAATCGCCGTCTTTGCTTCTAAAGATGAAGAATTGGCTGACCGCGTTGCGATAGAACACGGTTTTGATGACGCAGTTTGGGTTGGAGAAAATAGACCAACAATGTATTCTTTTTATGACGGTAAAAAGTTTATTGAACCAACTCTTGACTATTTATATGAACGCGGTATTGCCATAGAAAATACAGCCATGCTGGAAGCAAGGTTAGCGGCGGAAGCAGAAGCAAAGGCGGCTACTCCAACCGAGTAGCCTAGCGGTATGACTAAAACTTACCGCTATCTCTTTGCCGACCTGCTCACAAACAAGATAATCGCTGAACTGCCTTTAACTGGCGTATCTTTTACATAATTATAAATAAAAAAAATACCCCGCATATTTCAGCGGGGTACTTTTATAATCCCTTATTAATTAGGGAATTTATCTAGCCATTTATAATGAGCACCCTTATTGTAGGATGACCATGAACTCCAATCAGTACCCGCTTTTGTCATGCGGTATACAATATCAGCGTTCATAACTGGGTTAAATAATGCGGCATTAAAATCAAGATCATATCTATCTCTACGATCTGGACCTAAAGTACCTAGCATGTTAATCTGAAAGATTCCATATGAGGAGTCTCCAGTTTTTGTATTGCCATTGAAAGCCAGCGGTCTTCCATTGGATTCAGCCTTAGCAACTGCCCAAGCAGTTCTTAGGCTTTTGCCTTGAAACCCAACTGCCTTCAAAAGTTCTACCAACTGTGAGTCGGTAAGACTATGAGCATTCTCGTATTTCTTAAGTACTGATTCACTTTTGCCCTTAGAAACAACTAAAGCCGCTCCTTGCGGGGCGGCATGAAGAAATGCTTCTTTAGGTTTAAGTAAATTGTTCTTAGCACTAGCCATAGGCATACTACCCAAAAGGGAAGTAAGGCCAAAAGCCGTGATAAGCACCCCTATTGATACTTTGTTTCTCAATATGTCCTCCTAATGAAAAAACACCATTTACCATGGTGTTTGTAACACCAGTATAGCATACTTGAGAGTAATATAGCAAGTCAATATGGTATATTAGATATGTGAAAATATGTATTATAAATGATTGTCAAAAGCCACATCATGGAAAGGGTATGTGTAAAAATCATTATTTACAGTGGTACTATTCGCAAAATAAAGAAAAGATTATAAAAAATGTTAAAGAATATAGAACTAACAATTTAGATAAGATTAAAGAAAGAAAAGCAGAGTATTATCAAGAAAATAAAGAATACATAATTAATAAAGTAAAGAATTATAGACAACAGAATATAGAAGTAGAAAGATCAGCCAAAAGACGTAGAAGGGCCAGGATTAAAAATAATGGATATGAATTTTATACAGAAAAACAAGTCTTGGAATTGTATGGAACAAACTGTTATCTATGTAATACAGAAATAGATATGAGCGCTCCAAGGCTAGTAGGTAGACCTGGATGGCAAACTGGTCTCCACATAGAACATGTAATAGATATAGCCCTTGGTGGGCCAGATACGCTGTCTAACGTAAGGCCTGCTCATGCTATCTGTAACCTGACTAAAAAGCCAGCAGAAGTGCTATAATATAATAACTATGGCATCTGGCTCAACACCTATTTATGATTTACCTTATCCAGTATTATCTGATCCTGTTAATGTATCAGGAGATATACAGTCATTAGCAGAACAAATTGAATTAGTTTTACCATCTATTGGACTTCCTTTACATACCCTTGAAGTTTCAAATAATAGTGGAGATAATATTCAAAAAGGTGATCCTGTATATATATCAGGATATGATTCAATAGAAAATAAACCAGAAGTTTCTAGATGTGATTCAACAGATATAAATACTTTTCCTGTAGCAGGATTAGCACAAACAGCAATAGCAGATGGCTCTAGCGGTGTTATTGTTTTGTCTGGTGTATTCTCAGGAGTAGATACTGCTGCATTTACTTCAAGTACTATTTTGTATACCGCCGATGGTGGAGGGCTTACTGACACCCAACCAGTTTCTGGATCTGGTGCAGTAGGTGTTGTTGCATATGTTAATGTAAATGGAATTATACTTGTAGGCACGGTTAAAGGGAACGGCAGTTGGGGATCAATGAAAGCAGGATTATCATAATGGCAACTTATAGAAATCAATCACCAATCGCTATTGGTTCTGAGCCACCACAATCTGTTTGGACAATTGTAAGAGGCGATACTGCTTCTTTTAAAATGTATGTTCAAGATGATGCAGGAGATCCACTAGTGATAGACGACTGGGCAATTGAAATGGATTTTTATCGTCCATCTACAACCAGCGTTGTTTTGACAGTTACACCAGAAGCAGATGAAGATGACGGTCCAGGAGAATTTACAGTCTATCTAGAATATGATGAGACAGAACTTCTTGAAACAGGTGACGAGTTTGATATTCAAATGTCAACAACATCAAATACCATCGTTTGGACAGTTCTGCAGGGTACTGTAAAAATGATTGAGGATATTACAGACTA